CGCACGCGGACAAAAAATTCCATATTTCAAATTGAATTCAAATGGCAGGCGTGAAAGGTAGGAGTGGCGGGGCCCGCAATAACGCGGGTCGCAAAAAGAAAGAAACTCCACCACCAGCTCCGCCCGTAGCGATTGACAGTTGCGACATGCTGCAAATGCTGCAAGATGTGGCGCTTGGAAGGGTCGAGGCAACCGCCTTGCAGGTGCGCGCGGCCATAGCGGCTGTGCAATACACCCATACAAAGAAAGCTGATGGCGGCAAAAAGGAAGAGCAGGCAGACAAGGCACAGAAGGCTGCCAGTAAATTTGCTCAGACTGCCGCGCCGCTGAAGCTAGTCAGGCGATAACCCATGGAATGGACGACTGCCTGCCCTGATTGGGCAGCGCGTCTGCGTGCGCGTCAGTCAATCATGCCGGCGCCAATTTTTTACGATCAGGCGCAAGAGGCGCTGCGGGTCTTTAAGCAACTTAGAATCGTTGACGCACCCGGAAGCCCGACGTTCGGCGAGGCTTGTGAGCAGTGGGTTTTTGACTTCGTTGCGGCGATATTCGGTGCCTACGACTCGGAGACCGGCAGGAGGTTGATTCGGGAAGCGTTAATGCTTATCCCGAAGAAGAACAGCAAATCTACCCTTGCGGCCGGGATCATGCTGACCGCCCTGATTCTGAACTGGCGGCAGTCGGCGGAAATGATCATCTTGGCGCCCACGGTCGAGATCGCGAACAACGCCTATGCGCCGGCCCGCGACATGATCAAGGTCGACGAAGAGCTGTCTGAACTGTTCCACGTCCAAGACCACGTTCGAACTATCACGCACCGCACTATGGGCGCGACGCTGAAGGTGGTCGCCGCCGACAACGACACGGTAGGCGGAAAGAAAGCAAGCTGGATACTAATCGACGAGGAATGGCTTTTCGGGAAAAAGCTGAACGCGGAAGCGATGTTTCGAGAAGCAACCGGCGGTCTTGCATCGCGCCCAGAGGGAATGCTGATCAAGCTAAGCACGCAGTCCGATGAGCCGCCTGCAGGCATCTTTCGGCAGGACTTGCAGTACGCACGCGATGTGCGCGACGGGAAGATCGAAGACAAGAATTTCTTGCCGGTGCTGTACGAGCATCCGCCTGAAATGGTTGCGGCAGGCGAGCACCTGAAGCTCGAAAACCTGCCGATGGTAAATCCAAACTTCGGCGTTTCGGTCGATTCGGAGTATCTGGAGCGCGAATACACAAAAGCTGATCTGGCCGGCGAAGAATCTCTGCGCGGCTTCCTTGCCAAGCACGGCAATGTCGAAATCGGTCTGAACCTACGCTCTGATCGCTGGGCCGGCGCCGACTTCTGGGAGGTGCAGGGGCGGCCAGGTTTGACGCTCAACGATGTCATTGATCGTTCCGAAGTGGTTGATGTCGGGATTGATGGTGGAGGTCTGGACGATTTGCTCGGCCTGGCTGTCATTGGCCGGGACCGCGAGACCCGCGAATGGCTGCTTTGGACCCACGCATGGGCGCATCCCTCCGTGCTACAACGCCGGAAGGAGATTGCGCCGCGGCTGCATGATTTTGCGAATCAGGGCAACCTGACGCTGGTTAAGGAAATTGGCGACGACGTATATGAGGTCGCTGAGATTGTCGCGCGCTGCGAGGCATCCGGCCTGTTGGACAAGGTTGGTTGTGACCCAGCTGGGCTTGGCGGCATTCTGGACGCCCTCGTAGAGGCCGAAGTCCCACAAGAAAAGGTCATCGGCATCAGCCAAGGCTGGAAGATGACCGGCGCCATCAAGACAGCTGAACGTAAGTTGGCCGAAGGCGGCATGGTGCACGCAGGGCAGCCGTTAATGAATTGGTGCGTCGGAAACGCGAAAGTTGAGCCGCGCGGAAACGCAATCGTGATCACAAAACAGGCTTCCGGCACCGCAAAGATCGATCCTCTGATGGCTACATTCAACGCTGTCACCTTGATGTCACTGAACCCGGAGACATCATCTATTACCCAGGCATTCGTAGAACTGTGACCCTATTCCAAGCCATCACCACTGCTGTAAGAGAGTGGAAGGGCTCGTCACGTCCGCAAAAAGTAGAAAACCTTACCTATAGCGACGCTGTAATGGAAGCGTTTGGCGTGGTGCCGAGCGCCACAGGGTTGCCGGTCAATGCAACTTCGGCCATGCGTGTGTCTGCGGTATCTGCTTGTGTGCAAAAGATAGCAGGCACAATTTCGACGCTTAGGCTCGACATACTCAGACAGGATGACGAAAACGAGGTAAAGCTGCCGCGTGATGATCTTTGGTACAAGCTGAACGAGCAACCTTCGAGCCAATTCACTGCGACGAGCCATTGGGAGAACGTCGTCAGTGCGCAACTGCTGCGTGGTGACGGGTATACATGGATTCGTCGAGCTGCCAATAACAGTATCCGCGAGCTCCTGCCTTTGCCGTGGGATTGCGTGTCGCCAATACGCCAAAAAGACGGAAGCGTACGTTATTACGTGTCGCTGCCGCAATACGGCATTCAGACATGGTTATACCCTTCCGAAGTATTGCATTTCCCAGGCCACGGCTTTGATGGGCTGAAGTCGATGAGCGTGATCTCATATGGCGCGCGGGCTGCTGTCGGCAACGCTCTTGCGATGGACGAATACAGCGGTAAATTCTTTGCCAACGGCGCTCATCCTTCCATAGTGCTCACCACTGACAAGAAGATGGGTGACGAGCAGATTGCTCGATTGCAGACCGCTTTTACAAATAAGTACGCAGGGCTGGACAATGCCCATCGCATTCCTCTGGTACTGACGGAGGGGCTGGCTGCCAAGGAAATTAGTTTATCTGCGGAAGATGCGCAATTGCTCGAAGCACGCAAATTCCAAGTAACCGATATTGCCCGCGCGTTTGGCGTACCGCCCCATATGATCGGAGAGACTACCGGCAGCTCTGCGGTAGGCGCCGGCTATGAGCAGCAGGCACGCGACTTTGTAATGCACACATTGCGGCTGCACCTCAAACGTCTAGAGCAGGAGTTGAACCGAAAACTGTTTCCCCGTGATACCGGGCGTTTCGTCCGTTTCGATCTGGGTGACTTGATCGAAGGCGACAGCAAGGCGCAGGCCGACTACAACCGTGCTGCACTGGGCGGCCCGGGAACCGGCATGGGCTGGATGACGGTCGATGAAATACGAAAGACCAAGGGCCTGGCGCCACTTGGCGGCACCGCCTCAGAAATATTTGATCCGCGCACAGTGAAGAATGGAGCCAAAAGTGAAAATACTGCAACTCCTGCGTGATAACGCAGGCCGAGAGCGGCTGCCCGCCAATCTCGTGCGTAATGGGAGTGAAGCAACGCTCTATATCTATGACGTGATCGATGTTGATTGGGGTGTAAGCGCGATCAACGTGGTTGACGCTATTGCTCAGGCCGGCGACGCGAAAGTGCTGCATGTCCATATCAACAGCCCAGGTGGCGACGTGTTTGAAGGTCGGGCGATCATGGCCGCGATCCACCGCTTCGAGGGCAAGAGCATTGCCCATATCGACAGTCTTTGCGCGAGCGCGGCGACCAGTATCGCTCTAGCCTGCGATGAAGTCGAGATGTCGGACGGCGCGTTCTTCATGATACACAACGCCTCCGGTATGGTCTGGGGCGACAAGACGGCGATGCGGGAACGGGCCGATCTACTGGAAAAGGTAGAGGACGCAATTATCAAGGACTACGTCGCCAAGACAGGCAAAGAGCCCGAACAAATCATGGCCTGGATGGACGCGGTAACCTGGTTCACCGCGCCCGAGGCTATCGAAAATGGGTTTGTTGACAGGCTGGCGTCTACTGTTACTGCCAAAAACACGTGGAACCTTGCCGCCTTTGCCAACGCTCCAGCATCTCTGCTTAAGCCTGAAGAGTTGGCGGCAGAAGAAAAGCCAGTTGTTACAAATCCCGCAATGACCATTGCAAACGCGAACAGGTTGCGGCTACTACAGATTGTTTAGCGCTTCTCGCGCGTAACACCGAAGAGGGCCGGATGCCCTTGCAAATAAGACACCTCTGGGTGTCTTTTTTTATGAAGGTAAGTCATGACGAATATTCAAGCATTGCGCGAGAAGATTTCAAACCTCGCTATCCAAGCTAAACACATTCTTGCCGAAAAGGGCGATCAAACTTGGACCTCTGAAGAGCAAGTCAAGTTTGACAATCTTGCCAACGAGATCGAGCTTGCCAAAGGACAAATCAAGGCCGCGGAGCGTATGCGCGAACTGGAGGCCGACAAGTTCTTCGAGAACGTCAGCAAGGACACTGGCAACCGCGGCGAAGGGGAGATTGATGCGCTCACCGCAGTAGCGCTGTATATGCGTCACGGCAACAATGTGACCCCAGAGCAGGCTGTCGCGATCCGTAACGCGATGTCCACGACCACGACTACGGAAGGCGGTTACACCGTCCCGTCGGAAGTGGCTGCGATGGTGATCGACAAACTGAAGGCATACGGCGGGATGCGCGAAGTTTCGACCATCCTGAATACATCCACCGGTGTGGCTATGAACTGGCCGACCTCGGACGGCACCGCGGATGTCGGCGCGATTGTCGGGCAGAACACGGCAGTCAGCGGCGCGGACATCACGTTTGGCACC